CTCGATTTTCTGGCAGGGCAACGAATATTCCCCCTGGCCGATCCAGGCCGAGGGTTTTGAAATGTCTGGGCAAGGCGCCCAGCCGACGCCGACCTTGTCGGTTGGCAACGTGGGCGGCTTCATCACGGCGCTCGTCCTGTATTTCGAGGATCTGGTCGGGGCGAAGCTGATCCGGCACCGGACGCTGGGCAAATACCTGGATGGCCAGCCCGGGGCCGATCCCGAGGAAGAGTTGCCGCCGGACATCTGGTACGTCGAGCGTAAGTCCGCTGAGAATAACGAGACCGTGGCGTTCGAACTCGCCACGGCCCTGGACTTCAACGGCGTGCAGCTTCCCCGCCGGCAGATCGTCGCCAACGTTTGCTGGTGGCTCAGTTGCGGCGGGTACCGCGGCCCGTACTGCGGGTACAACGGGCCGCCGGTGGCAGATGAGAACGACCTGATCGTGACCGACGCCTCGAAAGACAAATGCGGCGGCCGGCTCAGCAGCTGCAAGCTGCGCTTCGGCGAGAACAACCCGCTGCCATTTGGCTCATTCCCGGCCGCCGGCCTGATCAGGAGCTGACCCATGAACAAAGCATCCCGTGCCGCGATCGAGCGGCACGCCCTGGCCGAGTACCCGAAAGAGTGTTGTGGCTTGCTCGTGCGCGCTGGCCGGAAGGAATTCTACGTGCCGTGCCGCAACACCGCGTCGACGCCCAGCGAGCATTTCCGCCTGGCGCCGGAGGACTACGCCGCCGCAGAGGATCAGGGCCAGGTGCTGGCGGTCGTGCACAGCCACCCGGATTACCCGGCCACGCCAAGCGAGGCCGACAGAGTTTCCTGCGAGGCGTCGGGCCTGCCCTGGCATATCCTCGAGGTGCGCCAGGGCGACGACGGCGCGGTGGTATCGGGTGAGATGGTCAGCTTCCAGCCCGTCGGCTACGAAGCCCCGCTGATTGGCCGGCGGTTCGCCCACGGCGTGCACGACTGCCTGAGCATCATCCTCGACTTCTACCGCCGCGAGATGGGCATTGACCTGGGCAACTACGAACGTGAGGACGGCTGGTGGGAGAAGGGTGGGAACCTGTATCTGGAGAACCTGCCGGCCGCCGGCTTCGAGCGAGTGTCCACGCTGCAGCACGGGGACATCGTGCTGATGCAGGTCCGCTCCAAGGTGCCGAACCACGCTGGCGTGTACCTGGCAGACGGCGTCCTAAAGACCGAGCCGGAGCACTACCCGGCGCCCGGGTCGATCCTGCACCACCTCTACGGCCGGGATAGCAAGCGCGACACCTACGGCGGGTACTGGGGCGAGGTCACCGTCAGCTACTGGCGGCACCGGGAGGCGCCCACATGATCAAAATGCTATCGTCTGCCGATCTCACAAGGAGTTGACGTTATGCGAATTTTGATTGGTGCCGTGGCCGTGGCGCTGTTGTCTGGGTGCGTTGGGCCAGGTGATCTCGCAAAGAATGACCCGTCAATTAAAGTGACCACGAGCAAAGAGCCAAAAGCTTACGCACTGTGCGTTTTCCCAAAATGGCAAAATGCGAGAACCGATTCATCAATGGCAGAAACAGAGACCGGTTACCGTCTTTTGGTCGCGAGCAATGACATGGCCGACGAGCTTCTTGACATAAATAAGGTCAGCAGCGGTAGCTCTGTAGTTCTCTATCAACGAATGGCCTGGTCAATGATGCCGGGGCGGCAGGCAGTCGAATCGGCAGTAAAATCCTGCCTGTAGTTGTTCTAGATTAAGGCCGCCTACGGGCGGTTTTTTATTGTCCGGAGGAAAAATGAGCTACGCAATTTCAGAAGAAAAAATGCAGACCGTTCTGCTTTCCGGCTCACTTGCCAGGCTGTTCGGCAGAGAGCACCGAATGACCACTTCCGGCGGTTTTCGAGACATCATGGGTTACTTCAAGCAGTTCCCAGGCTTTGAGAAATTCATGACCGAGAGCGCCGCAAAAGGGGTTAGGTTCGCAATATTCAATGGCCGCGAGAATATTGGCGAGGCAGATATTGCAAAGCCAACAGGCCGTGAAGTTGTTCGCATCGTCCCGGTAGTCGCTGGCTCCAAAAGAGCCGGTCTCTTGCAGACCGTTTTGGGAGCGGTGCTTTTGGTCGTGAGTATCTGGTACCCAGGCCTGGCGCCCGCAGGCTTCGCAATGTTGGCGGGTGGTGCTCTTCAAATGCTCAGCCCGCAGGCCAAGGGCCTGGGCACCCAGGACAGCCCCAACAATCGCCCCAGCTACAGCTTCAACGGTGCAGTCAACACCAGCGTCCAGGGTGGCTGCGTCGGCCTGCTATACGGCCGGATGATCGTCGGCAGCTCGGTGATCAGCGCCGGGATCTACTCGCAAGACCAGCTGTAACGCTTCCCCGCCAACAGGCCCGCCGCGTGCGGGTATTTTTTTGCCCGAAGGAAAGCCATGACCAACCCAACCATCACCGGCCGCAAGGGCGGCGAGTCCACGCCGCGCCCGTCGGTTGAGGCACCCGACAGCTTGCAGAGCACCGCCTTCGCGCGAATCCTTGATCTGGTCAGCGAGGGCGAGATCCTGGGCCTGGCTGACGACATGCGTTCGGTCTTCCTCGATGAGACCCCGCTGGCCAACGCCGACGGCGGACTCAACTTCGCCGGCGTGACACTGGACAAACGCTACGGAAGCCAGGATCAGCTGCATATCCCGGGCTTTCCGGCGGTAGAAAGCGAGAATGCGGTCGGCGTTGAGCTTCGCTATGGCCAGCCGTGGACGCGCGCGGTCACCAACCTGCAGTTGTCCGCCGTGCGTGTCCGGCTGTCTGTGCCGCGCCTGGCGCAGACCAATACCAGCAATGGCGACACCAACGGCTATACCGTGCAGTACAAGATCGAGGTGGCCACCGACGGCGGCCCGTTTGTGCAGGTGCTTGCCTCGGCATTCAGCGGGAAGACCACCACCAAGTACGAGCGCTCGCACCGAGTTGATTTGCCGGCGGCGGCCAGCGGCTGGCAAGTGCGTATCACCCGCCTGACGCCGAACAGCACCAGTGGGTCGATCACGGACACCACGAACATCGACGCGATCACCGACATCATCGACGCAAAGCTGCGCTACCCGGGCTCGGCGATCATCGGCCTGCAGTTCGACGCGTCACAGTTCCAATCGATCCCCACCAGGTCCTTCGACCTGTTCGGCCGGATCATCCGCGTGCCGAGCAACTACGACCCGGAAAACCGCACCTATAGCGGGGTGTGGGACGGTTCCTTCAAATCAGCCTGGACCGATAACCCGGCCTGGATCTTCTACGACCTGCTGCTGCACTTCCGCTATGGCCTGGGCCACCTGCTCAACGCCGGCCAGGTCGACAAGTGGGAGCTGTACCGGATCGGCCAGCACTGCGACCAGCCAGTGCCGGATGGCAAGGGCGGCACCGAGCCGCGTTTCACCTGCAACCTGTACCTGTCGGTGCGCGCCGACGCCCTGAAGGTGCTGCAGGATCTGGCGACCACCTTCCGCGGCATGGCCTATTGGGCGGCCGGCTCGGTCATGGCCGTGGCGGACATTCCCGAGGACCCGGTCTACACCTACTCGAACGCCAACGTCATCGACGGCAAGTTCGGCTACTTCGGCTCCGCAAAGAAAAGCCGCTACACCGTCTGCCTGGTGAGCTGGAACGACCCGACCGACTTCTATCGGCAGAAGGTCCAGTATGTCGACGATCAGCCGGGGATCGCTCGCTACGGCATCCAGCAGACCGAGATGACTGCCACCGGCTGTACTTCCCAGGCCCAGGCTCAGCGGATCGGCAAGTGGGCGCTGCTGACCAATCGCTTGGAGACAGAGAGCGTTGGCTTCTCCGTGGGACTGGACGGCACGCTGGCGCGCCCTGGGCAGGTCATTCGCATCGCCGACAACGACCGTGCCGGCCGGCGAATTGGCGGGCGCCTGCGCTCGTCCACGCTCGACACATTGGTGCTGGATGCTGATGTGACTGCTTACCCGGGCGATACCATCACGCTGATCATGCCGACCGGTAAGGCTATCTCCAGGAAAATCAAATCCGTCGGTTATCCGCTGACCTGGGACAGTACCGGCATCACCTGGGATAACGGAACGATCACAATGGACACCACCGGTTTTCCTGCCGATGTTCAGCAGGTGGTGCTGGCCGAGAGGCTGGATGATTTGCCGCCAACACACTCGATGTGGGCGATTGACTCGACGACTCTGGCGACCCAGCTTTTCCGTGTGATGTCCGTTGCTGAGGACTTCTCGGACACCGAGATCAAGTACACGATCAGCGCAGTACGGCACAACGCTAGCAAGTACGACGCGATCGACAACGGGACGAAGATCGAGCGTCCACCGGTGACCGTGATCCCGCCGAGCGTTCAGAAGCCGCCGGCAAGAGTCACGATCAGCAATGACCATTTCGTCGACCAGGGCAGCGCGGTCAGCGTCATGACCATCGACTGGGATCGGCCAGAGAGCGCAATTGCCTTCGAGGTGTACTGGCGCAAGAACGATGGCGACTGGATCTTCGCCGGTCGCACCGGCACCAACTCAATCGATGTCAGCGGCATCTACGCCGGCCGGTACGTGGCCAAGGTCCGGGCAATCAACTCGCTCGACATCGGGTCGGTGTTCGCCACCTCGATGGAGACCGTGCTCAATGGCAAGACCACGCCACCGCCGGTTGTGTCGTTCTTCACGGCCGAGTCGATCGTGTTCGGCATCAAACTGAAGTGGGGTATCCCGCAGGGCCTGAGCACCGCCGATCTGCAGCGCACGGAGATCTGGTACAGCCAGACCAATGTCATCGGTACCGCCGTGAAGTTTGGGGACTACGCCAGCCCGCAAACTGACCTGACGATCATGGGCCTTGCCGCTGGTGTGCAGTTCTTCTTCTGGGCGCGCCTGGTAGACCGGATCGGCAACGAGGGTGCTTTCTACGGCCCGGTTACCGGCCAGTCCTCCTCGGATGCTGGGCCGATTCTGGATTACCTCAACGACCAGATCACCGAGACGCAGCTGAGCCAGCACCTGTTGGAGAAGATCGATTCCGGCGGTGGCGCGCAGATTGAAATCGAAGCGCTTAAGACCGAGCTGGCCGCGATGTACAGCATCAAGACTCAGCTCACCGTGGGTGGGAAGCCATATCTGGCCGGCATTGGCGTCGGCGTTGAGAACAACGAAGGGATCATCACGAGCCAGGTTCTTATCGCCGCCAGTCGCTTCGCTATTATCGACCCGAACACGACTGACGTTTTTTATCCGTTCGTTGTTCAGAACAATACCGCATATATAAAATCGGCATTTATCGAGAACGGGTCAATAACGAACGCCAAGATCGGCGGCGCACTCCAGTCAGATGATTATGTCTCTCAGTCTGCTGGCTGGCGACTACCAAAAACTGGCGCATGGGAACTTAACGGAACTGACGGTGCTGGACGCTTACAGATAGCGAATACTTCTATAAAACTCTACCACCCTAATGGCGTACTCGGCATAGACTTGAGCTTGTAATATGACAGGGTTAACTATTAGAAATGCTGCAGGGCAGGTCATTGTCGATATGGCTATGAACCTTGCTCAAAATATGGGTTCGGTTGATACAGACTCGGCAAACGGCAGCCTGAATATCGGTAGCGCTCCGGCCGGGAAAACGATTTTTTATATAGTCGTTTCTTTGGTTTCGACAAATCGTGAGAAAGGCAAGCTCCCTGGAGTGACGATAGCGGGCCCGGTCATGTCGTGGACTTACTCTTACAATACTTTGGGTTGGGGTAACTTCTCTGCGAACGCAAGAATTTTCTACGGGTATTTCTGATGACTGATCCTAAGTTGATAGTCAAAAAAGTAGACGGGTCGATACTCTTCGATACGAGGAAAATAACCTACGGCTTAGTAAAAAGCGGGAACATGGCTTATATACAAAGCTGGTCTAGGCGTTTTTACCGCGGGAACAATCTAGATCCAGCCTACGGGACAAGCTGGTCCGAATCGACCATTGGCGGCCAGGGAACTGGCATGGATGATGTCTATGGATTTACGGTCATGAACGCCCATTCCCCGATCGCTTTTATAACGGGGGGTGGATGCCTTAATACCATAAATAGAAACCCTGATGGAAGTTGTACTTTTTTCTACACTGCAACAAATGCTTCCTGCAAATTTTTCTGTTTCGATTTGATGTCGGACTTTATATCGGGGCGCCCCTACTTAAAGACGTATTTGTCGGACGGCACGTTAAGCTTTAATTCGTTGCAGCCACCTTTAAATATTAGCACTGCCGTACAAGCCCCTGCCTATACAACAGGTGGGGTTGGTGGTACCACTGCCCCATATGATGGAGGGTATGTTAGTTACGTAAATACCCTTTTTGCTTCCGTGCGATTTTATAGGTCGGTACCTCTTGCGCCCAATATTGAATACGCCGCCCATCTCCCCTGGACCCGGGGTGGTACTGTCCAGCCGACAGTAAATATCGGAGCGTCTAGCGGCCAGCAGCACGGGTTAATTGAGGGCTGTTTTGGGGTTGTCGGAGGTATCTATTTTTCTTTTTGTGAAGTCGGGACGACCCCGCAGTCTATTGGCCTTACAACAATTGCAAACACCATCTTCAAAGGAATCGTTCCAAGTCCACGACCGACAGCCCTAGTGATTACGACCGCAGGTCTGCCGTTCCCATTCAACTAATCGATCAGCCCGCCAAGAGCGGGCTTTTTATTGCCTGGAGAAAATCTATGACCGCTACCGAAACCCGCGGCGTCCGCAACCGCAACCCCGGGAACATCGACTACAACTCGGCGAACGACTGGCAGGGCCAGCTCAAGCCAGACCCGGCTATTGAGAAGCGCTTCGCCCGCTTCGACTCGCCCGAGAACGGTATCCGTGCGCTGGGCAAATTGCTTCAGACCTACCAGCGCAAGTACGGGCTGAAGACCGTCAATGCGATCATCGGGCGCTGGGCGCCGGCCGCTGAAAACGACACCGCTGCTTACGTGCGCGCAGTCGAACTGAACACCAGCACCCAGCCTGGCGCCGAGATTGACCTGCGTGCGCCCGGTGTCCTGCTGGGTTTCGTGAAGGCCGTCATCCACCACGAGAACGCTGGCTATGCCTACCCTGACGCGGTGCTGGCCGAAGGCGTGCGCAGGGCGCTGGCGTGAGCCCGGTCATGTGGCGGGTCGTCGGCATTACGTTGGGGCTTGCCCTGGTACTGGGGGCTGGCGCCGCCGGCGGGGCCTGGATGGCCGCCGAGCATTACCGGCCGCTGCTCGATGCCGCGAACACCAGCCTGGCCACGACCAAGTCGGCCCGCGACAAC